TCAGTCTTTTCATGTCTCCACCACCTTCGGCTTTCTGTACTGAAAATGCGGATAGTCCTTGTTGCGCGTCCAGGAGCCTCCCCAGTCCAGCCCGAGCTTCCGGCCGATCTCGCCGGCCTTCTTCCAGTCCCCGTTCGATATGTCCCAGCAAAGTTTTCCGTTCTTCAGGATGCAGATGTCGAAGGCCTCGCCGTCGATGTGCCTGCTCTTGCGGGTCCACGTCACGATCTGGCCGGGCTTGCTTCGCCCCCTGGCGTAAAGCTCGTCCTGATCGGCCTGTGTCCGCCTCGTGCATGTCGTAATCCATGATATTCCAGCCTTGTCCATCTCCGCGCAGAACTGCTTGTATAGTTCCCGCATCTCCGGGATAAGGGCCAATGGGCTTCTGCTCGCCATCACGTCCACACCTTGATCTTACTTTCTATCTTCTCGATCTTCTTATCCACTTCCCCGTGCGTGCGCTCGCATATATGGTTGTCTACTTTCGAGGACAGGTCTGTTCTCAAGGCGCTAACCCTCCTATCCAGCCCATCGATCTTGGCGCACATATTATCAGACCTTTGCTTTGCACCCTCCTGCCACATCCGCATGTTCTCCTGAGCTAGGTCATCGCGTTTCTTGATCAGGTTCGACAGCCACCAGCCAAGAGCGGGTATGCCGATCGCCGTCGCGAAGAGGTTCCAAGTCAAAAATGGCTCGCCAGCTGTCATTTCCACATCCTCCGGGAAGGACTGTTCGGGGCGTCAACCGCCCGCCCCGATGCCTTTCAATGCCCGTTAAACGGCGAGCTCTTCCCAGACGAAGTAGAAGATCAGGCTTGCCGTGGTCGCCTTGGTCGTGTAGGTGCCGATCGTGTACCCCGGAGGGATGACGATCGAGCCGCCCGCCTTGTACGCGAAAAGCGATCCCGTGCCGTAACCCGTGACCGCCAGGGTTCCGATTGCGCCGAACACCCGCTGAAGGACTCCGCCGACGATCGTCGCGCCGTCATCCGCAATCATGGACGAGCTTGCGCCGCCGAGCTTCTGGTTGTAGATCGTCACGTTGGAAGCGGGTGCGGTAATGGTGCAGGTCAGCAACCCGACCGCGCCATCCGCCGACGCGGCGACGGTCTGGCTGAACCCGAACTCGTGCAGGATCATGTTCTTTCCGGATGCCGAGGGGTTTGAAACGCAAAGCCCCGTCCAGGTCCCGGTGAGTGCCGCCGTGGTCGCCACGGCCGCCTGGTTGCAGACCCCGAAAAGACGCCCCTCAAGGGCCGCGTCTTCGAGGCCGGGCCGCACAAGCAGGATTCCTTCAGCATCGCAGAGCGACGGAAGTCCGATTCCAGCTCTTGTTTTACCGTACATGTTCATTTCCTCCTGTTGGTCTAAACGTGTTGGACAACATAGATGTCGCGCAGATCCTCGACCCAGCCGCCGTCGTGGAAGACGTACTTCCTCCCCGTGTCGACGGCATGGAAGGTCGAGCCTTCACGGGCGTCGGTGATCGTGACCTGATCGCCGTCCTGCCCGTTCCACCGCTGAATGATCGTTTCGAGACAGACTGTCATGATGCACCCCCGTTACAGCAGCGCCTCCGCGTAGGCCCCGTCCGAAAGCCCGATATAGAACAGGTGCGCGGTAGCCGTGATGGTCGCGGCCTGGCTTGCCGTGGATGCCAGCATGCCGATGGTCCCCACGGTGTTCGCCCCGGCCGCCGTCTCTCCGCCGAGGATGTGCAGCTTCCCTGCCGCCTCGACATCATTGATCCCGGCGGATGCCGTCAATACTGCCGCCGTGTCCACCGCGCCGCCCACCCACACGATCTTCCGGTGCGCCGCAAGGTTCGCGATGCTTCCGGAGTTGCCGCACATGTCCGCGACCGCAATGCCCGGGGTCGTGAATGTCGCCCGGTACTTGACGACGGTGGCGTTGGCATCCGCGGCCGAAGTCAGTTCGATATAGAGCATCTTGACCGCGATGCAGCCGACGATCGTGAACAGCTCCGTCTGCGTCGTCGCGGTGAAGTGCGTTTTCGTGAGAACCGAATCCGTTGTCTTGACGTGCATCCCGATGGTCAGGTCCCGGATGACGTCCCTGGTTGACTGATTGTAGTGTCTGGGCATGTTTTCCTCCTTTGGAGATGGCCCGGACGCCGTTCAGCGTCCGGGCCAGTCAGGGTTTAGGCAACCACCGTCGGGGGAGTCGCCTGCTTGTAGCGAATCTGGTCCGTGATGGAGATCGCGCTGATGAAGTTGGACGCATGGCCCGCATCGAACCCCAGGGACACCCAATCGCGTCCGCTGGTCAGGATCGCCGCGGGAATGTAGATCGCGATCAGGTAGGTCCCGCCGGCGTCGCTGTCCAGCAGATAGCTCGCCGCATCCGTCTGGCGCGTTAGCTTGTCATTGGTCGCCGTCGCCGAGTTGACCCAGATCGGGAAGGTCGCGGAGATCGCATAGGTCCCGGCGAGCGCCTCCGCCTCCGTCGCACCCTCGTGGACGGTGAAGGTCATGTCGTTGTCGTTGGTCCCGGCGTGCTGGATGATGAAAAGCACCCCGTTGGCATTGCCGAGATAAACGGGCTGAACGGACGACTCCGTCACGCTCGCGGCGGCCGGGGCAAGGCACTGAACGATGTTGAATGTTTCGGGTGAGAAATTCATTTCTGTCCTCCTTTTGAGGTGCCGGGGCCGAAACCCCGGCCTTGATGGTTAAGGTTATCGGGCCGCCAGCGTGACGAAGTGCGAAAGCGTCGCTCCGCTCCCGCCCTTGTACGGGGTCAGGGCCGAGGCCCGGACCGGCTGTCCGTCCACTCGCAGGACGAAGCGGAACACCGATTCGTCGTAGTCGAACTTCACATGGATCGACATCGCGCTCTCGATCCCGCCCTTCTCGGCCAGGATGTAGCCGCCGAAGTCCGCGAAGATGATGTCGCCGACATCGCCCAGCGCCGAACACTGCTCGCAGGCGATGACCGGGCGGCCGAAGAGCGTCGCATAGGGCGACTGCGAGGCCCCGCCCGCGGGCATGTAGACCGGGACGCCGCCCGTGCCGACGGCCATGGCCATCTTCATGAGCTGCGGCTCCACCTGCTGGTTGACCAGCCAGACCGCGTTGGGCCGTGACTGCGCGAACAGCCGCGCGTACATGTCCACGACGTTTTCCCAGACCACGGTGTCCGCGGTCTGCCCGGTCTGCTTCGACACGGTTACCAGGCAGCCGCTGTTCAAGATGCCGAGCGGCTGGCCCGATCCGGTCCCCCGGATGATCGCGTCATCCAGGAGGAAGCCGAACTCGGCGGCGAAGGCCTCGCGGATGAACGCTTCGAGGGCGACCGCGTCCGCCAGCAGCTCGTCCGTCGCGTAGCAGAGGCCGATCAGCTTGTGCAGGTTCAACTCGATCTGGCGGAACGCAGGCTTGCTGGAGGTCTTCTGCGCGGCCTCGTTCTTCCAGTATCCCAGGATGCCGCCGGACCGGGTCGAGGCGCGGGATGTCTCGTCCACGCCGTTGATCTTGATCCCGTTGGCATTCCCGCTGATCGTGATCCTCCGGCAGCGCGGCGCCAGGATTCCGGTCTGGAAGACCTGCTGGAGCAGCTCGTTGGAGAAGTCCGTCTGGACCAGGAAGCCGCCCTCGGACGGCACGGATTCGTTCAGGCCGCTGGCGCGGACCTCCAGGAGACGGGGATCGACCGGACTGCCCGGCTGCGCTGCCCGCATCGCGGCGACCAACTGCTCGCCCAGGGACTTGAAGCGCTCCTTCCTCGACTCCGGCGGCTGTCCTTCCGGCCTCGGCTGCGTCAGGGGCGCGTTGGCCGGCATGCGGAGATCGCGCTCCAGCCGCTCGTGCCGCTCCTCGGTCGCGACGATGTCCTGAAGTTCGGAAACCTTGTCCATCAGCTCCTTCTTCAGGCTGCGCTCCTCCTCGGTCATCTCACGGTTCTCGGCCGCGCAGCGCGCGTTCATGTCGGCCAGCTTCTTCATGTACAGGCCGATCTTCTCTCGATATTGACTAATTGTAAGCATCTTGAATTACCTCCTTAATTGGCAAAGATTCCTTTCTGTATTTCCCATGCCGTCCATACATCGACCGTCCTGGTGTCGTCCGCGGAATGCTTTGCAGGCGGTTCCGGCGGCGTCCCCGTGTGCTTTGCCGGCGGCACGGGGAGGCTGGGGATGCGTTCGGCGATCTGCCTCAATTCTTCTTCTGTCAGCTCCTCGCCGGCCTTCAGCCTGGCGATGATGGCGTCAAAGGCGGCCCAGGGGTCCGGCGCCTTG